CAGCTCATGTGGGCAAGTTTAAACCCAAACAGATGCCTTACAAACCGCACTTTTGGGATTTGGTAGAAAAGCGTAAGAAGCGTGGCTACCATATTCAACATCCTAGTTGGGCGGACTTCCTGGCTTGACTTTATAAGAGTTGTCTAGTATAATTACTAGATGACTCTTACTCTCAATCAACAACATCTCACTGCTCGTGTCTATCACGGACTCAAGTCCCTTATGACCGAGGGCGATACCCTAAGTCCTAGATATTTAGAACATGCTATCTGTATGAGTTTTGGCATGGATCATGTAGGCGATGGCAACTATTATGCCGATGGTGTAGGCAAAGATGTTCAAGCTAGTATTAAAACTAGAATGATGAATCCGCATGTGCTCAAGACCAAAGAGGGTAGAGATTTTTGTTCACACCCTGATAAGTTTTTAGGTCCACAGGTTAATCAAAAGCACGATCGTTGGACTGGCGGTGTAGAAATAGTACAGCGTAGACAGGCCCTAGACTTTGACGACATTGCCGCAACGGCCGAGCAGGTAGGTCGTGCTAGTCTTCAAGGCTTTCAAAAGAACGTAGATGAGAGTATCAACAGATATGATGTCAAACACAGCTACGAAATTGTTGCCATACACGGCTACGGCTGCGATCTCAAAACCTACAAAGTTAGTTTGTTTTGGCAACCATATCAACACCTAGACCCAGAGCTGATTGAATGGCAGCGTGTTCATTATGGAGTGTGGGGATTGATTGAAGTCAACGGCAAGAAACATCGTGTCATGGAACGAATTAACGGCAATGCCAAACGAGAAGCAACTTGTTTTAAAGAGTTCAAAGACCTCACTAAATATTCTAACTTAGCTAGTATAACTGTGCCTATCCCTAATGCTTGGGAGTTTAATGAAACTAATTTACTAGCCGAGATTAAAGCAAAGGCAAACAACAATGGCAACTAGTAAACCACTCAAACCTGTAAACCTACATCTAGATTCAGTTACAATCACAGATATTGAAACACACAAACTAATATCTACCGCAGAGCTACGCAAGGATCTTAATAACCTCAGCAAGTTTTCAGCAGACACAAACGAAAATAACTTTGCGGGCAATCCTTTCCTGTATCATTACCAATTTAAGAACTTGCTGAAATGTCGCAGACAAGACGGCAAGACTATCTACGACATTGCCAACGACCCTGTTGGGTGGGCCAAACTGATTGATGATACCAAAGTACGTAATCGTGGAGGCCGTACTGCCGCAGGCAATGTGTTTGAATGTTTTCGTATTAACTTAGGTAGTGTTGTTATGTTCAAAGCAACCACTGCCAAATATCTTTATAAAAAGTACAATGCCAAAAGCGTATTAGATCCACAGCAGGTTGGGGTGGTCGTATGCTAGGTGCGTGGGCTTTGGGCATAGACTACACAGGCTGTGACACTAACATTGAAATGATTCCAGCCTACGATCAAATGATTGCTTTCTTAAATGCTGAAACAGCGGCCAAGAACAGACTGTTTGACGCAGACCCCTTCGAGCTTAAGATGATCTGGCAAAGCTGTTTGGACATAGACTTTAGTCAACTCAACTACGACTTTGTACTAACTAGCCCGCCCTATGTTAATTTGGAATTGTATGAGCATATGACTCCGTGGGAAAAGGACGAAGACTTTTACAAGAACTTCTTTATTCCACTTTGGCAGAAGTGTGTGAACAATATCCAAAAGGGAGGGCATGTGGCCTTTAACATATCGCCCAAAATGTACGACGATGCTGTCAAGCACGGGTTACCGCCCTGTCACGAACACGAAGACCTGCTACAGCAAATGGGCCAAAAGCACGAAGACCTTAAAAAAGGCAAGAAGAAACAGGACAAGATCTACGTTTGGAAATGCTAGTTGACAGAGTTCTTCCTTGGTGCTATAATATTGATATAGTTAGAACTTAGGAGCAATTTTGATGCGTACACAACCACAAATTATCATTCAACGTCTAGAAGAAGACAACAGTCGTTTGGCCAAAGAAGCCGTCCTAGCAGAAGCTATGGAAGAAGGACTTGACGAATTCTTTGAAGGTGTTCGTA